AGAAGAAGATCTAAATCTAAGCGGAATTATGGGTGGTGAACCAAAGCCTGAGCCAGGTGCGCAACTGGAAGCAGGAATAGAACATGAGTGGGATGTTATTACACCAAGTATTAATAGGCCTGAATCATTAGAAGAAATTGAAGATAATCTAGATAAACTAAATGAAAAAGAAAGACCGAAGGGGCGTATGCGTAGAGGTCGACCTCATAAGTCGTTATCATACGGTGTAGACGGCACTGAGATGCCTGACTTGAATAAGCATGTAGACTACACTGATAATGACCCATACGATAATGATTTCATGAAGAACATTGGTAAAGTAGATAAACTAATGGATGAAGATGACACAGGTAAATTAGACAAGTTTTTTGATAGCAAAATAACATCAATTGCTAGAATCAACAATCAAGTTGAATCAATGCTTAAAAATTTAAATACATCTTTGGGTTTAAGTAGCTTAAATGCAGGCCCACAAATATTAACTGAAGATCTTGAAAATGTTGTAACTGGTCTAAGTGACATAATAAATGAATCACAAGATATTGAAATTGATATCGATGATATAGAAAAAGATCCAGCTAGTAGTGATGAGTAGTTATTTTAACTTCTTGTCTTATATATATAAAAGATACAATAGACAGGTATTACATGAATGATTAAGCATAACAAGAAGCGAAATACATTATTGCTTTATGAGTTTTTAATGAAATCACTAATAAAGTCTATTTTAGAGAATAACTCTAAACAGGCTGACTTTAAGATTAATTTATTAAAGAGATTTCATGATAGAGATTCACAATTGTTTAGAGAGCATAAAATCATGTGTGCTTTAAGTGAAATGAAAGTTTCGTGCGAAAGCACTGTCGATAAAATATTTGAAGATGTTAAAGAATTTTCTAGAAATATCAATTACAAAGTCCTTAATAAAGAAAAGACATTATTGATAAATGAAATACACAATAACATAAAAGACGATGATTTTTATAATTATCATATAAACGAGTACGTGTTATATGCGACAATACATAATTTGATTAATGAATATAGAAGTAGTACAAGTGTAGATTTTGATAAAAAAGTAAAAATATCTATATTTGAAGATAACATAAAGCAACATCTAAAAGAGCAGAAAGATGAATCAAGTGAAATGTTAACTGAAGATGGGAAAGTTTATAATAACTTGACAACAAAGATAATCATAGAACGTTTCAATAAAAAATATTCACATCTTAACAGTTTACAAAATAACTTGTTAAACACATATACATTTAAAAGTGACAATATCAATGAATCACTTTTAAGCGCAAAAGAGAAAATCTTAGAGCACATTAATATGATAAGCGATTCTGATTCAAGTATTAATACTGATGCTAGCTTAGTAAACAAAATAAACGATATCAAAGAAGGTCTAGAAAGATTATCTATAGATAATAACGTGAAAATTGATGATGTCACTGTCAATAAAGTTATATGTTACGGAGAAATAATGAATTATGATATCAGCTGATGAACAATATCTATTAACTGAATACGCGGATATTGATTATTCACGTGAACTAATAAAAGAGGCTATTGGTGAAAATAAACCTATCACACTCACAGGTGTGATGCAAAGGGCTGGAACATTAAACCAAAATAAGCGTATATATCCTAGACACATCTTAGAGCGTGAAGTTGACAACTATATGAAAATTGTCAATGAAGACCGGGCTGTAGGTGAACTTGATCATCCTAATGAAAGCGTTGTAGAGTTGAAAAATGCATCACATATTGTACGTGAATTATGGTGGGACGGTGATGATTTACTAGGAAGGATCGAAGTATTAACAACACCATGCGGAAAAATATTACAAGCACTACTAGAAAGTGGTGTAAAGATAGGAATCTCATCACGAGGTGTTGGGTCACTTAAAAAACAGGGTGATACACATATGGTTGAAGATGATTATGTTCTAATTTGTTGGGACATAGTCTCAGAGCCTAGCACACCCGGTGCATTTGTCGTTCGTGAGGGTAAGGTTGTTTCTGTTTCTAGTAATGAAGTTGTTAATTCCTTTAATAAGACAGACAGGCTAAATAGAATATTAAATTCTATATCTACTAACATCGAGGCGATAAATGAATAGAACAGGTTCTATGCGCGCAATCCCTTCAATCGGAGCGGGTTATGCACCAGCATATCAAGTAAGTGGTGATCCGTACTTTAAGACATTAAAGGTGGCAGCATCTGGAAATGCACCAACAAAAGTGACATTCCCCTCAGTAACTAAATTTGTCCAAGTGACAAATTTTACAAGTGGTTCAAACGTTTATATTGGCGTAACTGAACGTGGAGTAACTAATGGTTTAGATAGCCAGGGATCAACTGGTGAATTCTTTCCACTATCCGGTGCAAATGGTGTGGCAGGAAATGGAAATATGCTCCCAACAACCTTTGGTCCCATTGATATCAGGACAAAAATATTGTTTTTTGTATCACATGATGCAGTAGTACCACATATTAATGTGTTCGCAGGATTGACGACTATACCACATAAGAATATGATCTTCCATACAGGTAGTGATAATTGGGAAGGAGTTGGCTAATATGAAACTCAAAAAGAAACAACTAAAGGGCCTTATCAAAGAGTGTTTACAGGAAATGTTTGCTGAAGAATTTGTCAATACTGTTATACAGACAAAACTTGATCAATTTGTTGCACTACAGTTACGTGAAAGTATTGAACAAGCACAACAAGCTGTTATACAACAACCACAACAACAATACTTTACACCACAACAACAAGTAAATAGACAACAAATGCTTAGAGAGATGGCACCAGATGTTAATTCAACACAACAATACAACGCTCCACAGGCACAAATTCCACAACATGATGATCTAAATGATAGAATGAGTAAATTCAAACAAACAATTCATAATGTGACTCATGGTGATACACCACAAGCGCAACGTGCTCCTGTAGCACAACAGCCGGCACGTATTGTTGAAAATACTGATTCAAGTTCTAATATGATGCAATCAATATTTGCAGACACCGCAGCAACAACACTACAATCACAAGCAGATGCTGGCAAAGCTGGTATGGGACCGGGGGTTAACCCAATGGATCCTGGGATTGATATTAGTGCAATGGTCAACCCTAACTGGGGCCGCATGGCTGGAATAAAATAAAAGAATATTCCGTAAAAAAATAATATATAAATCATGGCAACTACTAAAGCAGATATAACAGTCAATCCACGAGTTGGACCAGGGTCATTATTATTTCCTGCATCTCCTTTATTGGATATAGTTTCACTTGTGCCTAATGATAATGGTTTTCCTAAATCACCAGTGATTGAAAGATTTGTTCCCGGTGAAGAAGGTGAATTTGATGAGATAGTTGGTACAAGGCCACTTCCTGATTCACCAGCAGATTTTGCACAAGATCATGCAAACAGAGCAAAAGAGCATCGCGATGGATCAGAACCAACTGCATCGACGGCGTTGCAAGATGCTAACTCTTAATAACATATTCAATGAATTATTACTTGAAGGTCGCTTAGAGCAAGCACAAAAGAAGTACCCAAAATTCCATACTGAGATTGAACAATTAGCAGATGTTGATCCAAGTGGTAAGCTAAAATATCTTGCATGGCAAGTTAAACAACTTGCTTTAGACGAGCCTATAACTGAAATCATATCACTTGTCAATCAATTTCATAATGCAAGCAAGAGGCTTTCAAAAAAAGATATATATCAATATAAAACGCTTGGAGATTTACGTCATGCTTTTGAGACAGAATTAAAAGTTAATGATGGGCCAAATGTAAAGCAAATTAAAAAAGAAGAAGCAGAAAAGCTTTATGAAGATGAGCAATATGTGCTTATTTTACCTAAAACAAAGGAAGCAAGTTGTCTATATGGCAAAGGGACTAAGTGGTGCATAGCAGCAACACAAAGTGAAAATTACTTTGATCAATATGTACTTGATGCAGAGACAAACGCATTATTTTTCTTTCTTATTAACAAGCAAATGGACACTAGCGATCCTAATCATAAACTTGCTTTTACATACATACGAAATGAAGATTTATATTTAGAAGAGCTTCAAGTGTTTGATGCACATGATACACAAATTGGCCAGACTAAGGGCCTTGAAAGTATCGAAGATGAAGATAAACGTACTGAAATTAAAAGAATCATGGATTCATATCTGACTCGCCGATATGCTACACCAACTAAAAAGAAGTTCATGCTTATTTATGGTGAAAATACATCACCAGAAGTGCTAGCAAAGTTGGCAAGCGATAAAAATAAAGAAATAAGAGCTGGAATTGCAAACAATAGTAGTACGCCGCCAGAGGTATTAATAAGACTCTATAAGGATCCGGATCCTGAAGTTAGACTTGGTGTGGCAGCAAACAAAAATCTTCCTACTGAAATGCTAAAAACATTATCAGGTGACAAAGATTCTTCTGTGCGTTTTAATGTTGCTATTAATAAAGGTGCACCACCGGAGATATTAAAAGTATTATCAACTGATGAAGAGTTTGAAGTACGTAGAGCTGCCATAGGCAACCCTAATGCATCCATAGAGATGCTTACTTCTGCTGCAAATGATAATAATAATAAATATATTCGTGCTGCTATTGCAAGGAATCATAATACACCATTAGAGGTATTAAAGAAACTTGCTCATGATACCCCAATGTTTATAAGCAGATATATGGTAAAAAATCCAAACCTTACACCAGAATTAATGCAACTACTGTTAAAGTTAGACCACACAGCCGCGCTTAGAGTAGAAATTGCAAAACATCATAATGCATCACCAGAAATACTGGATACACTTGGAGGCAACATAAGTCAATATGTGCGTATTGCAGTAGTAAGAAATCCCAATACATCAATAGAGACATTGAAAGTTTTAATGAAAGATAGACAGTGGTCTATTGAAAGGGAGGCACGCGCAAGACTAGAAAAAGAAATAGCGCTTGAAGAGAGTGTATTCAATAAACTTCTTGAAAATGTAGCCAGCACTGGCTATCATGCACAAGGCTTTGCACCATCATTCCGAGGCGGTTGGTCACAGATAAAGCAACAACCACATAAGCACCCTCGTGAAGCAGGATTTCCATATAGAAATTATGAAGATACAGAAGATGTTGAGCAAGAAGTAGAAGATTTTGATACTGTTGTTGGAATAAAAAATAAATTAAATATTGCAAAAGTACCACAATCTATGATGGCTGATCCAGGTAGCAACTATGATACCGGTCGTAAAACTCAGATGATGATGACAAGTCGTGGTGGCTCTAATGAGTTAGATTTTGAAGATGATCAAGAATATGTTAGTAGAGTGAATCTAAAAGAAGAATCTGAAGAAATGGGTGACACAAATCCAAAAGAACTTGCAAAATTTATTGTACGTTCAAATAAAATTGAGGGTTATGATGTGCCATTCGAACATGCACTTGAAGCTGTTGAGGGATACTTAGAGGGATATCCTGTACGCTATGTGACTAATAACAAACATATCTCTGCTCACTTAGCAGCGCTTAAAGTTGCTCAAGAGTTAAAAAATATAAAATCTGTCAATAGTATTAGAGAAATACATAGGGCTATGGGTCAAGATGTCTTAGATGCCGGTTCGCCTGGGATGATTAGAACTGATACAGAGGTTACATCAATGGGTGGAACACAATATGCACCAAGCTCAGATGTTCCAGCAGCATTATCATGGTGGGTATCACATTCTTTCAATTCACCTTTCGAAGCACATGTTGCGTATGAACTGATACATCCGTTTGATGATGGAAATGGTAGATCAGGCAGAGTAATTCTTGCTGCAATGATGAATTTTGATTGGGCACACATTAATCAATTCATAGATAGAACATATTTTGGTAGATTAAATAACGTTGGAAAGAAATTTAGTGGCTCATTTTGGAATCAGAAACAAAATTCAGAGAAACTTGATGAGTGGGGTAAATCACAATACTCATTATACAAAAATCAACCCGGGCACCACGGTTCTGCATTACATCAACAACCAAGTAAAGCTGGTGGATCACTTGGTATGCGAGGTGCCTCTGTTGCTCACCCGGGACAAGGTCCTGCAGGTTGGTCTGCTGGAATGGGTGAAAAAGCATCAGATGATGTTTGGGATGAATCTGAAGAAGAGGAAGGATATATTAGCCCAATTCACAAGTTTGTGCGTAAGTCAATTCGTGGTACATTGAAAGAATTAGTAATAGCACCTATTCATGGTAAAGATGGAACAGGCTCTACCGGTAGGTTCAATGGTTATCGTGGTTTGAATACATGGGCTAGGGGCGACTTAAAATATCGCGGGCTTAAAAAGAAAGATACACATGATGATCAAGATAGATTAAAGTTAACTCAGTGGTATAGCGACGACGAGCGTGAAAACCCAGAGACAGATGGTGTATATTGGTATGAACAAAAGGAGTTACCATGAGCAAAGTCATTAATGTGCAAGTTAATGCAAAAGATTTTAGAAGTTTTGAAGATATGTTGAAGAAATTCGACAAAAAAGTTAGAAAAGCAAATGTAATAAATGAGTGTCTAGACAAAAGATACTTCAAAAGTAAGTCAGAAATACGTAACGAGAAGAACCGTCGCAAAAAAAGATTGGTTGAATTGCAAAAACTTGACAATTACGTTAAAAAAAGTAAATAATTTGGGAATTATTGCATCTTCGAGAGATATATAAGATTAACTATAAGAATATCTTAACGGAAAACTATGAGCAGACTATTAGACGAAGCACTACTTGATGCAAAGCAAGTTAGAGAAGTAGCAGAAAAAAATGCAATGCGCATGTTAGTGGAGAAGTCTATGCCACGCATCAAAGAGTTCATAAGCGCTAGATTAGAAGAAGACGCTTATGAAGAAGACAAAGAGCTCTTACATGATGAAGAAGAAACTCCCGAACTTGGTAATGAATTAGCTCCTGATGAAGAAGGCCCAGTATTAGGGCCTGAACTTGAGGGTGATGTTGCAATCAATCATGATGCAATGCCAGAAATGCCAAATGAATTAGAAGGTGGAGCACCAGAAGGCGAACATGTCTGTCCTGTTTCTGGAGAAGAAGAGCAAATTTTTAACATCGATGTCGATTTTGACGAAGATGAAATGGAAAGCGATAAAATGAATAATATTGGAGGCGATACTATAATGGCTAGCGAACTTTACAAACTTCTAGAGGTAGATCAACAAGACAAATCTGTAGATGTAGATGAGAAGAAAGATCTCGAAGAAGGTATGGGTGACGAGGAGTTAGAATTGGATGAAATGTCCGATGTTCCTGGTGAGGAAGATCCATCACTTGCAGAAAGCGATGAAGTTGATGAATGGGTAGAAATTAGTGAAGAAGAATTAGAAGCTGCACTTGCAGAAATGGATAATCTTGATGATCTAGAAGAAGGTCCTAATCAACCTTTTGACAAAAAGCCAAAAGTAAACTTAGATGGTGACGTACTAGCTCTTAAAGAATCAGTGCGCACTTATCGAAGCCAGCTTAATGAAATGAAAGTTGTAGTCAACAAGCTACGCGGTCAAATTCATGAAACAAATCTCTTCAATGCAAAACTTCTATATGCTACGAAACTAGTAAATAGAAAAGATATAACAAATGAAAATAAAGAGCGAGTAATTGATACTCTTGATAAAGCATCAAGCATTCGCGAAGTAAAATTGGTCTATGAGACTTTCGTAAAGGCTCTTGTAGGCAAAGGTAGCGTTCAACGTCAAGTTAATGAAAGCGCAGTTAGAGCAGCCGGCGTCGGTGGCGCCTCACGAGTTTCTAGAAGCGCGGGCACTCAACCACAATCACTAAATGAGAATGCCGATTTTGGTAGATGGCGAACACTAGCTGGGTTAAATAACTAAGGAAAAAGGAGAAATAGTTAAAAATGTCAGATAAACAATTTAATTTACGAACCCTATCCGAAGACATTCGTGCTCGCAATATGGGACTCGAAAATAGTCGACTAGTCCACAAGTGGAATCAAACTGGTCTTCTAGAAGGTTTAAACGATAACCAAAGCAAAGATGCAATGGCTCGTCTTCTAGAGAATCAATGTGCTGAACTTCTACGTCAAAGTGGCGGTCTTCTACTAGAAGCCTCATCAGTTTCAACTGGTGGTGGAAGTCTAGCATCCAGCGGTGATCTACGTGGTTTCCAAAATATTGCATTCCCAATCGTACGAAGGGTATTCGGTGGGTTACTAGCAAATGAGCTAGTATCGATACAGCCGATGGCACTGCCATCAGGTCTGTTGTTCTACCTAGATTATACATATGGTACTAACACTGGTGCGGCTGCCGGACAGGCAACGTATGAAGCCGGTGAGTCCGTATATAATGGTCCAGCAGGTAAAGGTGTCCGTTCAGGTTCACTAGCAACTGGTGGTCAATTTGATCTAGTCGGAACTGGTTACTCAAAAGTACATAACTCAACATCAGCGATTTTGCAAGTTATGGCTTCAGGTGCATTCAACTCAGCCGGCGTTGCTCAAGGGACTTTGTCTCGTGGCGCAACGATGGTAGCAACAGGTTCTGATGCTGTCTTAGCACAGTTTGATCCTGAAGTTCTGCGTCAAATTGAGTTTGGTGTACACAAAGGTGATAGCACGACTGCTGAACACGGTCACTATCAGATTGTTATTCTTGATGCCACACAGCTATCAAGTTCAGACAATACACAAATTGAGCAAGTTGCTCTAAGCTCAGATGACTTGTCATCAAAGGGTTTAGGTACAGTAGGTGAGAAGGTACAAGGTGGCAAAGTCGCTAACGTACGTCGCTTGAACCAACTAGGCAACTACTCATTAGCGGGTGGTGGATCAGGTGGTTCATGGACAGCGGATCCGTTCGCAGGTGTCCACGTACTAATGGTCGTAACTGGTGCTTTAGTAATTAGTGACCCAGGTCAAGCTGATGCTGACACTGCGTTACATTGCCAAGGTTTGACTGCATCATTCGTAATCAAAGACACATTAGATGTCGATTCAACTGAAGGTTCGACTTTAGCGATTCCTTCATTCGAATCTGACTTTGGTGCTACACCATCGCCAGCAATTCCTGAAATTGACATCAAAGTAGAGTCAATCGCTGTAACGGCACAAACTCGAAAGTTGAGAGCTCGCTGGACTCCAGAACTAGCTCAAGACTTGAACGCATACCATAACTTGGATGCAGAGGTTGAGCTAACTCAGATTCTATCTGAGCAGATTGCTCTAGAAATAGACAGAGAGATCGTAAATGATCTATTAGTCGAAGCTAAGGGTGCAAACTTCTTCTGGTCACGTTCACCAGGTAAGTTCGTCAATAAGCAAAATGGAAGTGAAATCTCCAGAACTACTTCATTGACTCCTGGNCCTGCGTTTACTGGTAACGTACGTGAATGGTATGAGACTTTGGTCGAAACCATCATAGACGTAGCAAACCAGATCCACAGGAAGACACTACGAGGTGCAGCTAACTTCATCGTTACTTCACCAGATGTGTGCACTATCCTAGAAGCTTCCGTGCTACATAAACCAGATCTGCGCTCCGATGCAAATGGGCAGGTTTCCTACCCAGGCAACATTGGTGCACTACCAGCTGGTTCATTAGCCGGTCGATTCCGACTATACAAAGATCCTTACTTCCCACGAAATAAGGTCCTTGTTGGTTACAAGGGTGGTAGCTTCCTAGAGACAGGATATGTATACGCTCCGTACGTACCATTGATTGTCACTCCAACGATCTTCGAACCCGAAGACTTCACCCCACGTAAGGGTGTTATGACGCGTTATGGTAAGAAGATGGTACGAGCTGATTTTTACGGAACTGTGACATGTCTCGACATGGATATTATCTAGAAATAGACGTAATATAAAAGCTTAAAGCTAAGTAAAAAGTGTTGGTCGAAAGATTAGCACTTTTTATTTTACATAGTCAATAGTTAGTATTATAACTATATTAGAGATAAATTAAATATGATTAAATGTAAAATATGTAATAAAGAATTCAAGAGTAGATTATCATCACATGTAAAAAGAATTCATGTAATGGATTATAAAGACTATCTTATAAAGTATGAACATAATGGAGAGATACCAAAGTGTACTTGTGGTTGTAATATAGAAACACCGTTTACTACATCTGGTGGAATGAGCTTTAATAAATATATTCATGGGCATAATGCAAAAGACAAAATCTGGACTAAAGAAGCACGTGAAAGCATTGGAAAGAAGAATAGCAATAACATGAAGTGCTTTATGAGAGAGAATCCTGATGTAGCGAAGCTACGCTCTAAGCAAATGAATGCTGGCCAAACTAAAGAAGTTCGTAAAAGAACTGCTATTTCTATTAGAAGTACATATGATAACATGAGTGATAAAGAAAAGCAAAAATTTAGTGACCACTCGGCAAGGCTTTGGGCAGAAAATAAAGAAGTGATGCAGCAAGGGGCAATCAAAGCTGGTAAGACATTTAGCAAGAACTTTGATGATGGCAAATACGATTTCACAGAGCGTGATAAAAAGATATCTGAATCAATAACTAAGAAGTATCTTGAAGGTGGGTTTCAGTGGGCACGTGGTCATTATACATCAACTAAATGGGGTAAGACATATTATTATCGTTCTAGTTGGGAGTTAAAGTACATGCAACTACTAGACAGTGATGATAATGTTGGCAGTTGGAAATATGAACCATTCTCACTAGAGTATAAGATTAATGGAAAAGCAAAAAACTATATTCCTGACTTCATAGTAACAAGAAAATCAATCAGTTGTGGATACATTTTTGATGAATTAGTTGAAATAAAACCACAAGCATTGACAGATACAAAAGTAAATAAAGCGAAACGTAAAGCAGCACTTAAATGGTGTAAAGAAAATAATTACTGTTATACTGAAGTATGGTATAATGAAATAATTAATGAATTTGAAAAAATAGACTACGCGTAGATAAGTGATGTATACACCCTTTCTCAGGGTGAAAAATGTGCTTTAGTGGCATATACTTTAATATTTCCTTATTAATAAGTATATAATAGCAAGCATCAAGCATTATTTTTTCCAGAAAGGTATTTTGATGTGATTATTGAACCTAAAAGTAATATATAAACTATAAGACTCGCAAGAGAAATATATAACAAACGAGGAATATTGTAAATGGCTGGCGTAAAGATTAGTAGTAAAGGTGTCGTAGTAAGCAAAGCTGGAAGTGGCTTATCAATTGATTTAGACCTAAAAACATCACTATCAACGACAAGAGTGTCAGGTTCTGGAAATGCCGGCATGCTAGGGCTTGGTGGGGGTCTATCCTCAACAGATGCCGATAGAGTTCTATTAGAGATTACAGGTGCATCAGGTGAAGGAAATCGTTGTGCAATTCTATTACATAGCACTGGCTCAACAACTCATGATCCACAAACTGCTGGTGGTGTCGTAGGTCCAACACAAGCGCCCCCAGTTGGTTCAGTATATATCTACACAGATGGTCGAGGGTTATTCTTTAGAAATCAAGATGGTATTGCACAACTTGCTTTCACATCAAGCAACTTTGACGCTAGCACATACTAAGTAATAATAAGCATTAAATTATAATAAACGAGTGCATGTTCTTTAGCATGCACTCGTTTTGTTTTTGTTATAGTTATACTTGAATGAGTAATTCATATGACAAAGGTTATAGGCGAATTGGTAGTGATCACGGTCGCTTTAAAGATGTCATTAAAGGCAAGATTAAAAAGAATTTTCAAAAATATATTAAAAATCGTGAACTAATTGGTAAGCAAGGCGATAAAATCGTCAAAATACCAGTTCCAGAAATAGAAATACCTAGATTACGTTTTGACCCAAATAGCTCTGGTGGTGTGTCGCAAGGGCCTGGTGAAGTAGGTGATGCGATTGGAAAGGGTGGAGATCAAAAAGGCAAAGGTACGGGTGAAGCAGGTAATGAGCAAGGTGAACATACATTTGATGCAGAGCTAACAATAGATGAACTTGCTAGTATGCTCGGCGAAGCACTTCAATTACCTAATATAGAACCTAAAGAAGCGTGTGGGCAAACAGAGACATCTTCTAGAAAATATACAAATATAAATAGAACAGGACCAGAAGGGCTACGGATCTTTAAGAAGACGTATAAGAAGGCGCTTCTCCGAGCCATATCATCAGGTGAATATGATCCAGAAAATCCAGATGTTATCGTACCTAGACGAGAAGATAAATATTATAAATATCCAAAAGTAATTCA